CCGTTCATAACCGAGAAGGTGAGGGTACACCCGACCACATGCGATACAATCTGCTAACGAATTATGTGCATTCTCGAATTCTTCACCAAAGATATCCTTGTAGAGTACACCCAATTTGATGGGCTTGAGGAATCGTTCTCGATAAAGTTCAAGGGTGCACCCAAAAGTAAGATGGTCGATGTTACTAAGATCAATGCGATTACGAATCATCTCAGACTTTAGAACATTCAAGTCAAACTTCAAATTATGTGCAATCACCGTCGACGTCCGCGACCCAATAAAACGCATGAATTCAACAAACACTTCCGTGAAAGACTGACCGTCACGCTCCGCAACTTCTTGTGTTATGCCATGGACATCAATAGAACCCTGACTAATCTGGAAACTGTCAGGATACACAATCTTGTCGAACGTATCAAGCAGACGCCCCCTAGACGAGAACCGAGCCGCCGACAATGAAACTGCACGACAAGTGTCATACTGGTGGACAGTTTCTGAGGTAACGGGACGACGACCCGTCGGAAGTCCCGACGTTTCGAAGTCCATCGCGATATACTGCAACGAATCCATATTAAATTGAAATACACTTAAAACTTTATGTAACTTAGGTAGTAAGACATGTGCTTTCCGTGTCATTGGTTCAGAAGAAAACGGCGTCCACAGATCATACGCGGTATTTCACCAGTCGACTCTTTCGACGAAATTCTTCTCACTAGATAATATGTGTCTACCTTTACGAAGACTTCTGAAATACAAGAGGTACAAGGCAGCGTTGCCGTGTTCGTGTTATATATGTGGTAAGAACTTCAAAGATACGGAAGCTCTTATCAAACACATGGGTGGTCATGAGACGATCGAATTAAACAGGATTATTAAACATGGTTATGGGACTGTACGTTGTAACAACTGCTGGATTTCATTTACAAATGTTGAAGCACTACTCGATCACCCCTGTGTCCACGACGACTAATCATCACTCTTCTCTCTCACAGACCAACGACCTTCCATGAGAGCCGAGCGACGCTCCCAATCGGTGATCTGTAGAGTCTTGGTGGGTGGGGTCACGAGAGCACCTTCGTTGACTACCAAACACTCATAGCCACCCACATTGCATGCATGTTCTAATTCAAACCTGGATGCAAATTGAACAAAGGGCATCATATTCACCTCGGCTTCGAGGAGTGTCTTGTATCGAAAAGCATCTTCGAAGTTTCTAAAGGCGACGATACTGTCCCGAGTCACTCCATTCTCGCTACGCTCCTTCACAGAATAAATACCCGTATCACCGTCCTTGATGAATGCCAGAATATGAAACATCCCAACATCACCAACCCGTTCGATAGCTTGACAGTTTGTCTTGTCAAGTTTATAGTAACCAAAGACGGTTCTAGAAATCTTGCGTCGGATGGGGACACAGCTGAATACCATTGGAGCTCGAAGGGCAAACATGTTTAGGTTATTATTCCATGACCGACTCCCACACTTAGGCCTTCCGTTCATAAATATTCTTGAACCGCTTGTAGGTATTTTCATTTCCACCCTTATTAGGATGAAGTTTCAAACTACCCTTCAGAAAGACTCGCCTCGCAGCCGCACCACTAGGTGCATTCTCAAGGGCCTTGAAGAGATTCGCAACTGTTGTGTTTACGACAATTCTCTGTCGAGCTGTACGGAGTTTGTTGGTCTTCAATCTCTGACGCATCTTTTCAAAATTCTTCTTCATCTGGACCCTAGAAGGTGTCGGAGGCTTTTTAATAGATGGTCGCTTCTTCTTGGCTGGTCGTGGCGTGACAGGCTTCGGTGAAGGAGTGACGGGCTTCGGTGAAGGAGTGACGGACTTGGGCATCATCGACCTCGGCCTCGCTGTACGCGTCCTTAACAACCTAGGAACATAAGTACTCTTTCTCATCTCCAAGGTAACGGGGACACGTTGCATTTACTATAGATCAATATTATTCTGTCGCGGAGTCACCATAGAGATCCTCTAGAATTTCGAGCATATCCTGAGAATTCTTGAGAGCTGACTGTGTCGCACGGACATTCCACTTCGCAATCATCGTCAATTTCTGGTTGACACGTTTACACTCAGAAATCTCCTTGTTCAAAACTTCAATCTTTGCAGACTGTTTTTCAACGACACGGGTCACGGGGTGTAACAGGGTTACTAGACGTCTGTCTCCAGTGACGATTTTCCCACATTATAAACACGAGTAGGCGTAATTCCAATGGCGTTCATGTATTTATAATGGGTGTGTTTTCTTTAACGGTATTATCGACGCTTAGAACCCTGGTTAGATAAGAACCGGTTCATCATAGTTGAACGATTCGCATTCGGTTGACGACGAACTGTTCTCTCTGTTAAGTTACTGGTGTGAACCAATATTATTCATATTTCCTAACGTAGCACCAGTGTTCGATTTTGCATCATTCTTAGTCCCATTAACAAATCCACCAAGGTTGCCGGGCTGCATGACAGTAGTTTGATTACTCATGTTAACCTGTTGTAATTTACTTGTGTCAAGAAGGTTATCAAACCCCATCATCTGCAATTTGTTATCCTTTGACAAATCGATGATCATCTTCGGGTCTTTTCCAATACAACGTGTCATGATGAAACTGTATAACACAGTCATCATACCGTCACCTGTACCCAATGCAACACTGTTGCTATACGCTGACAGGGAAGATAGATACAACACCTGTAAAAAGTCACCCATAAACTTGGAAACTTTATCACCGGAATTACTGGAATTTTGTGCAGACTTTGCCGACACAGATGGTCTAAGATTTACATCATTTACTTTGAGTGTGTACATACCAGTAGTGGGATCAAATTGAGTCTTTACACGGAGTATTCCCCAATTTTAAATTCCATAGGTACAAAGTTCCAGGAAATGCGTGAGTGGGGATCACTCTTCATAATCTCTGTTATATCAGACTTAACTCCCTCAAGTGGCATCGCATTACCCGGGTCAAGGATATTCGCCACGGATATATGAGGTTGGAGTATCTTAAATTTTTTATTCGTGTCTGTGCGATTAGTTGTACGCAAAAGAGCACTTGATATCGTTTTACGGTTGTTATCTTCTTGATCGATGCCAACGATGACCGTGTTTTTAGCAGCCGAGTTTGTACCTTCATTACCTGAAAATGTCAGGTTTGAATCGATTGACAGGTACCGTGTATCCGGGTTTTTTTTATACCAAAAATGGTGTGTAAGTTCCTTTTCAAGAAAGCTTCCCAGTTAGTCGTCCCAGTCATCGATATATCATTCGGTTCAACAATAAAGAATTTGTAAGGTGCAGTACTCGCCTTGCTATTGGGATTCTTGTAGATTTCCAGTATTTTGTTCATCATCGCCGTTTTTCTAAATTTCACTGAACCACCGTACAGTATCTCCACAAATTTTGATTTGAGGAATGTTGCAAAGGATGTATTGGTCGTCTTATCATGTCTCGTATCGAGCCACGACAAGAACAAAAAGTCAACGTCGAAATCGGGATCTGTGCGAAACGTGTACGAGTTACCCGGAATAGGACTCGTAATAGAACGTTTCTTTAAATGTTCAACCTGACGATCAACGAGTTCATTGAACTGTTCATACGTCTTACCCTTCACAAGCTCCTGCACCTGAGGGGCTGAAGCGATTTTCGTGTACAAATGTGTCAAGCCATCTTCAACGATACCGCGTCGACGAGTGACGATCGCGTTGCGAGTAGTATTTTTAGATCCATTCATAACATCTGTTTTTGGACGTTTACGAACCGTCGCGGGTGCAGGGGTCCTTGGACGTTTCCCGACAGTTACGGGTGCGGGTGTCCTTTGACGTTTCCTGGCAGTTACGGGTGCAGGTGTCCTCTTATACTTTTCGAGTGTATTTGAAATAATTTTACGTCTGTCGTCGTTTGACTTAGCTATACGGAGTTTCAGTTTTTACACTACTGAGTTCCGAATTGTCCATGTTTTTACCCGTCGTATTCTTTATAGTCTGCTGCAATCGTTCCATCATACCCTTAATCGGATCTTCACGACGAGGCCTGGAACTCATTGTTACTACTTATAGAGAGAATATTTCATAGACCCAATCCCCGTCGACGATTTCCTCTTCGATGAGTTTTTCCTTGAGTCGCTCCAACTGGGGCATATTGTTCTTCAACGTAGCGACAGTCTCGTCGTAGCAGTCCCCAACGATGAGGTCAATCTCATTATCCACCATGAGCTGAAGCCTCCTCGGACATCTTGACGGTAATCAAAAAAGTTCTGACCAAACCCATAGGTCGTCACCATCTCACGAGCAATCTGGTACACGAGGGCATAGTCAGAGGAGGCACCCGTGGTGATCTTGTCCTTACCATAGATAATCTGCTCCGCTGCACGACCCCCGAGAGCCACCTTGATTTGGGAGAGGAGGTACTCCTTCGTGTACATCGCAGAGTCTGCATTCTCCTCATTGGGTTGGAAGAAGGTGATACCACCCGCAGCACCCCGAGGAATGATGGATACTTTGCGTACCGTATCATAGTCAGGGGACGAGAACACCCATGATGGCGTGTCCAGCCTCGTGGTACGCCACGAGTTCCTTCTTACGGAGAGAGAACTTCACATCACCCTTAGCACCCACGACGACGCGCTGATAGACATTCTCCACGATGTCATTCGTGACCACACCCTCACCATCACGGACAGCACGGATGGCACACTCGTTCATGAGGTTCGCGAGGTCAGCACCCGAGAAACCTGTGGTCTGCTTCGCGATGTTCCCAAGGTCTACTGTATCATCGAGGTTCTTATCACGAGAGTGGACACCTAGGATCTTCTTACGCCCTTGAACACTGGGAAGAGCAACCTGAATCTTACGGTCGAAACGACCCGGGCGGAGGAGGGCATCATCGAGAATGTCGATGCGGTTCGTCGCAGCGATGACCACGATACCAGTCTCATTGTCGAAACCATCCATCTCGGTGAGGAGCTGGTTGATGGTCTGCTCACGCTCATCGTTAGAAGGCATGTTTCCACCACCACGCTTCTTACCGACAGCATCAATCTCATCGATGAAGACGATACAAGGTTGATTCTCTCGTGCCTGTTGGAAAAGTTCGCGTACGCGCTTGGCTCCAACACCTACGAACATCTCAACGAAGTTCGCGGCAGAGCACTGGATGAAGGGGACGTTGGACTCACCAGCGATGGCTCGAGCGAGGAGGGTCTTACCCGTACCCGGGGCACCGGCGAGAAGGGCACCACGAGGGAATCTTAGGCACCACTTCCATAGTAGCGTTCAGGGTTTCTTGAGGAAATCCACAATCTCCTCGAGCTCCTCCTTGGCGGAGTCGATACCCTCAACATCAGTGAATCGGGTCTCAACCTCCTGGTCCATCGTAAACTCGGTAGACTTCCCAAAGGGGTTGGGCATTCCCATACCACCTGAGCTACGGGAACCGAAAGATGGCTCGGAGCACAGAGAAGAGGTAGATTCCGAGGATGACCATGATTCCAGTTTCAGCGAAGGACATTGGAGGTCCCGAAGTATCCACGAGAACCTCGGCATCACTCTCCATCAGGGTCTGCCAGAGCTGCTCCGTTTGAACGATACGAACATCGCCATAGTCACCATTCTCCTCCTGAAACTGAGCGACATTCTCACTCGGCTTCACGATAACGGCGGGAAGTTCCTTGTTTTTAAGACCCTTGACAAACTGACTATACGTCCTTGGGTGATACTCAGGCTTACGCTCAGATGCGACTTTGACGGGGGGAGCCGTAAAATTATTTGCGATACTGAACATCGTTTGATTACAATGACGTCACCTTTTTAAGTCTTATATCTAGCAAATCCCATCTTCTCTATCATGTAGTACATCTGATACGCATCAACCACACTCGGACATCTGTACTCTTCGGGCATACATTCAGGGATACCCTCCATAGAGTAGTATGCCGTCTCACTCTTCCTCTCTTCAAAGTGGGATGGGTAGTGATTCCGAAGCCATATCAAATGTTCGGCACACACATGCACCTTCCCATACCGCTTCGTATACTCTTCTGTCAGGGCGATCCCAATTTGACATGCATATAGGTAATTCTTCAAACTTGAACCGATCCACATAGTCATGGGGTGTTTGGGGTGAGCCGGGCGATACCCTCTTCTCGTTCCATCCTTCGTGAAAGGTGCATGTTCAGTCACATAATCTCCCTGAGCTGCATAGTGCCATGCTGTATAGAGCATCTGACATATTTCCAGTTGAATCTTGACCACATGTTGATCACAGGACATGTGGGCAATTTCAGCGGGGATCAAAGAAAGAAAGAATATGTTCATCGACGTAGTTGGATGGTTTTTTAATGTCAACGTCGTATACCCGCACGAGTGCGTCACCGAAGAATACAGTGTCGTTCTTCAGATTCCAAATCTTTTCTTGTGAAAGTCGCTTCGCCAAATGTTTTGCTTCAGGCAGTGTGTCAACGATGACACTTTTAAGGATAGAAGAACCAATCGTTGCGTTAATAATGAACATGTTGTGAATAAGGGTTCTGATCCGCGCAACTTAGGTAGAAAAATCTTCAGGGATTTTAAGGATGACTCACTCTTTATGGGATATTTTACCGACTGAAGTACAAGAAATTATTGTTGAAAACTCGTTTCAGTTATGCCGTGAAGAGTACCTTCAATACAATCGAAAACGCCACGAAAAAAACAAAAAGAAACTTGGTCGAAGTATGCTCAGTGCTGAAATTTTGAGTTACATCATGGAAAGTACTGATCCGATTGAAATATTAGAATGGGCTTTCCCAACTGAATTCTTAGAACTTCAAATGCATGTCGACCCACCCTATGATCTAAAGATAGAAGAGTGTGATTACACAGAATATTACGACATATTCTTAAGAAAGGCTTTGAGTTTTCTACGCGACTCGAGTAATAAGGACACATGGGTTCACCCAACAGAAGATCATTGGCTTTCAATGTTTACGAAGTTAAACGATTTCTACAGAAAGCATAGACACTTGGATATACTTTGTGAAGATAGTGGGAGTCCATCGTTGTACATTTGGCTACAGTACCAAAAGGATCCGGATACAAAATTATCAAGAGAAAAAAAACATTCATTACAAACTTTGGGTGTCAAATTCAATCATCGTTGATATACTCTTCTTCAACTTCTTCAACCTCATCAATCTCAACCTCTACATCCATTTCTCCATCTTCACCCGGATCATCGTCGTCATCTTCATCATCTTCAACCACATCAACTCTGATCAAGTCTTCTGGATCAGCCTCGGTATCGGGTTCTGGTTCAACCTTCTTCTTTTTTGACTTGGAAACACTCGGTTTGTTAAAAACTTTATCGATACATTTTTGAAATGCAATAACCCTCGCAGGAATTTTTTTGTAGGAAGCTTCGACCCTTTTCAGAAAGGCATCCGAAAACCCCAAAGACTTGTACACCTTGAGAACACTTTTCTGTGGTGGTTGCTTATTATGACGGTAATATTTTTCGTAAAGATCATACATCCCCGTGTTTATTTTTACCTTCACCTTACCAGATTTAAGAATCGTTGTCATGAGATATACACGGTCATAAAATTCAATTTCAGGTTCTTTCTGTACGAAGGGTTTAACATATTCAGTTACAGTTGGCAGTTTCAGATCTTTCATCGGTAGGCCATAATATTTATAGTTCTTTTCGAGTAGTTTAAGATATTCTTTTTGGTGATACACAGGTCTTTTCTGTTGAACCTGTACAGTATCTATAGGTGGATGTATTCTCTCATATATGGGATCCCCTGGTTTGAGACGAACCGATATCGTCTCAACCTTACGCCTCAACGGCGGTCGCTTGAACATCGACATTTACCTTGGGAGAAGATTCCCTTAACTTAGGTTCGAAAATTTCCAACTCAGACTTCAAAAGTTCTTGAGCCTGGCGAGTTCTGAGAACGTTGAAGGGTCCCCAAATTTCAATCACCTTTCGCTTATGATCGTACCACAAGTAGTCAACACCGATCATACGAGTGAGCCAATAATGACGCTTACCACCTTTACCGACAAAGGAAAACATAAAGTCTTCATCGTAGTCGGAGACATCGAGTTCAGTGTAATGAGACACGGGAGGATTATAGGGAGCCATTCTTCAATATACTAATCATATGGTCGATTTGTTTATGTATGTTTACCCAACTGAACCTCTTAAATACCTTGTCCCTGGTATCGGTCACAAATTTCCCTTTGTAGCAATGATCAAGGGCGTCTGCTACAGAGTTGGAATCTAATATAGCACGTTCACCATTCAAATCATTATCACCTATATATGTCGTAATAACAGCAGGTTTCATGTAAATAGGCTCGTCACCCAGCGTATCACGGAAGGTTGGTATATCCGTCAACACCTGAGGCTTGTTAAAGTATGCATGCTCGACGGATGTGAGACCGAAACCTTCAGATAAACATGTATTGAGACCAACATCCGAGCCACAATACAACATATTCAGTTCTTCCTTCGTTAGCTGTAGTGGTTTTGTATTTAGGATAAAATTGCTAGTATAGTTCAAATAGTCCAAACCACGTTTCATGAATTCTACGTAGGTACATTGTTCTATATCACATCGCCTATCAGTATCGTTTACCCCACAAGATATATACAATTTGATACTCGGGTCATAGTTATGTCTTGAAAGAAATTCTACAAATCCGGCGATCGTGGTGTGCCATTCTTTCCTTAGAGAATTGCGGTTCATATTAACAACTGTAAATCCGTCGAATCCAAATCTAGCTTTAGATTCCCTGACTGATATTTGTTTCAACTCATCGAAATTGATGCCATGTTCTAAAACAGAAACTCTATCCACATCTATCTTCAGATCGTTTACGAGATGATCACGCCAACACCCCAAAAAAGTAAACCAGTGATAAACGCGTTTCTTCAACTTCTGAAATTTAAGAGTGTCCGCCCATTTCTGACATATGTCGATATAGACGACAACTTTCGTATCGGGGTTCAATCGTTCTATGTAGTGATACACGACGTTGCAACATGCATAAACAAGTACATAGTCAGGCTGTTCTTCATCAACCTTCGATCTAAACGCATCCAATCCAAAACTGTTAGGATCCTTGACAGGTAGAAGTTTGATTCGGGGATCTATGAATACATTGGGCAGTGCCTTTTCTTTCTCGTAATTAACGGTGTACATTACAACTTCAACATCCTTAGATGCCAGATAATTAGCTACTCTTTGAATGACCTTTGAGTACCCCAGTGTCATTCTTGGATCCGCTGATACGATCAAGAGCTTCATGCTCGCGTCGCTTTTCATATAACTGCTGGGAAATCCTTAAATGTTTCGAGGTATACACATCCTTCTTGTGTTTCTTGTCATTCTTCGTCACACGCTTCTTCGGTACAAAATCCATTACTCTTCGTCGGTTTCTTCATCACTTAGGGAGAGAGAATCACAACTCTCGTCATCGTCCTCATCTTCATCTGGGTCATAATCAGAATCACTTTCGGAAACCTGTTCGTAGCCGAACCGAGTCCTCACATAGAGGCCCGTCTTTTCGAGATCATCTGTATCGTAATATCCACAAATCGCATCCTTCGGAACATGTTCCTCCTCTTCATCGAAGATGTAGATCCCATCATGGTTTTTGTTCAGGATCTGCACCTTGACAGATGTACCAAGATCTTCAACGACGCGGGCCAGTGATACGACATCTTCGGATAAGACGACGTCGATTAATTGATTTTTCATCTACGGATACTATGTATTATTTTCTTAAACTAATTTAAGTATGCACATTCTAAAAGATAGAGAGATAAAGGAGAATGATGCCGTCATGTTCGACATCGATGATACATTGATATTTACGAATGGAAAGAGGAATGAACCCATCATCGAATTATTACACTATGCTAAGTCCCTGGGCTACAAGGTTATCATCATCACAGCACGACCTCATCTTCCACCTGTTGTCCAATACACAATAAACCAAATGAAAAAACATAACATCTACTATGATATTCTTGGCTTTTCCCCCGCACAGAAGAAGGGTGAAATGAAACGACAAATGGGATACAACTTCATTCTTTCAGTCGGAGATATGCCGACGGATCTTACCAACACTGTCTACGGTCTCAAAGTTTAACACTTCCAGTTTTTGCCACAGTCGAGACAACTCACAAAGACGGTCATGGGTTCATCTGCCGATCTCGTTTGCATCTGATAATATGTCGTCTTCATAGATTTACAACGCCCACACTTGAATAACCCATCCTGATTCTTCAATTCCCTGGAGTAATATTCTTTGCGAAGATCCCTATACACCAACTCATCCAGTGTCCTAGCGTAGGGTCCACCGGGTAAAAGTTCTTTTGGGTCATACTCAATGAATTGAAATGTTTTCACCTTCCCACTTTTCAAATTTTCACAGTTTGCAGGACACCTCTTGAGACCCTGTTTCATCTCAACAAACTTGTGTTTGTATCGATCTCGAAAACGCCTATTTTCCCATGTTGGGGCATCATCGAACTGTTTAGAACGACGTACACTCCAGTTGAACACACATCGTTCTAGGTTTATACAGATCGTATGATCTTCGGGTAACCCGAGAAGTTTAGAAAATTCACGTGTGACGTAGGATTCCATTGTACTATCAGATGTGAATTGTTTTAACTTAGGTTACGCAAGTGGCAAACCTTCGACTGGGTACACTATCCTGTTACACTCCTTCGACTCGGGGGAGCATACATTGAACGCGTCGGATACACGCCTGGAGTTCCTGGTGGGGGCATATGCACCATCCAGGGCACGGGTATATTTTTCATAGTACGTCACACGGACGATGATGAGGATAATAACGAGGAGTATGGCGAGGCGATACATCTTGTTAGTACACAACATTTTTGTCTTTGATGATATCAAGGATGACGACGAAGGTTGTGATACTTCATGAAAAGCTAGGAGATATACAAGAAATTGAACTGGATTTGGCACCTCACGTGAACGAAGCTCACCTGGTACTCATGCGACACCCAACATTTATAGGTCAGTGGCCAGAACTCGATGTTGTCGTTATGAAAAGTGAGGTGGGCACTGTACATAACGAAAATGTGTTACCGGAACCCTTCGACTACGAAGAAGTTCTCGGTCCGATTTTACTTGTGCGGATGGATGAAAATTCCGAACCACAGGATTTTACACTCGACGAATATAGGGCATTCACTTCGAAGGAATGAACGCGTCACAGTTTAGGACGGCATTCGCATATTTCATAGTAAGCTGAAAATGTATATAGGCCCAATCAGCAACATTGTTCATACTGGGTTTTCCCTTGAGTGGGTTCGAATTGACGACGGAAATGATATCTACCCGTTCATTGTTCGTCACTTTGGTCATGGCGTCTCCTACATCCTTCAACCACAGTACATGTTTTTCATCGTTACAATCGAAACTTCTCACGAAATGAGCCATTTATATTATTTACGATTCTTTTCTATAAGTAACCTCGCACTTGGATCAGTGATGGTCGTCCACCGGGGTCTCCAAATCTCCGATATGAGATGATCATTGTCCCTTCCATACATCCTCCAAAAGATTGAACGGTACAAAGCTTCTTCACTCGTCAATGGTGTGTTGTGTCCATGGGACTTGGTCACCACTTCATGAAACATCTGCGAATCTACTTCGTTTTCGGCGTATTTTTTTACACTATCGACCCAATTCGTCCCGACCGCATCACTCATACCATCCTTCTGTCTCCAAAGGATGTCGTGGGGTAGATAACCCTCAAAGGCTTCGCGTAATACATGCTTCTCCATTCGATTAATTTTATCATTCTGATTAATCGTCATGCACGCATCTATGAAGTCCTTATCGAGAAATGGTACCACGAGATCGAGACCGTGTGCACCGGCACACCGGTCCGCACGAAGTCCGTCAAACTGATGAATCAATCGGAGACGCCGCATGTTCTCACATGCAAACTCAACCACGTTGGGTGCATTATGAAAATATAGGTATCCACCCAACACCTCGTCACTCCCTTCACCCGAAAAAATATACCGACACGACGTGTGCTGCTTGATGTATTTACAGAGAAGCCACATTGGTGTACTGGCACGAACCGTCGTCGTATCATATGATTCCAGTGAATGAATGACATCATTGAGGTGGGCTATACCTTCTTCGGGTGTGAACGTCACTTCTGTGTGATCGGTATCCAGATACTCCGCAACTTTACGAGCTGCTGCCAGGTCAGGACTGTTTGGAAGACCGATTGAAAAGGTCTTAATCTTTCCCATAATCTTCGTGGCGATTGATGCGATCAGGCTACTGTCTAGACCACCAGACAACAGGAATCCAACATCTCGTTCCGTATTCTCGATTCGCTGTTTGACGGCGTATTCCAACCTCTGACGCAACACTCCTTTGGAATCAGTGTTGGCATACTTGTTGATGTTCCAATATCCCGTGTGGTAACATACAAAATCATTCACATAGGAATCATAGAAATGTCCAGGTGGGAAGATGTTGATTTCGGCATTCAGAAATAAAAGAGCCTTGGCTTCACTCGCGAAGGCGATCGACCCTTCATGGTATCTACAGTAGAAAAGTGGACGCACACCGATAGGGTCCCTGGCAGCCATGATACGCTTTCCATCCGTATACACAAACGCAAAATCACCATTGATCATCTTAAGTGTACTCACGATACCAATATCGTTGATCAGTGGTGCGAGTACCTCACAATCGCTCGACCCCTTCTCTAGACCCGTCCGTAACTCTCGATGGTTGTAGATTTCACCATTGCAGATGAGCATCGAATTGCCATGCACAAAGGGTTGCATACCATTGGGTGTAAGATCGTTGATGGCGAGACGATAAAAGTCCATGCGACACTTTCCCAGTGTTTTAGTTCCATAACTATCAGGACCACGATGGGATAGTAGGTACGAGGAAACGTCTACGTCCTCACCGAAGAGGGCAAAGATGCCACACATGAGTACACGTATCAGTTTATTTTTAAGTTGTATTCGAGGAGATCCCTATAGGAAGCTTCATCCACGATAGCATCCATCTCCTGACCAGCCATCGATATAGATTCCATATTCTTGACCATCTCCGTCTCAAAACGAAGGACACAATAAAACGATGCATTTGTTCGTGTGGCAATTCGGTCTATCGTATTGAAATCGTAGGTTTCTAAATCCAGGTAACGCAACACTTGTTCGGGTGTTCGTAATTTTACAGTTGTGTTACTTTCAAGTTTTCTCTGCCCCTTGGACATGTCGAAACATGGCCATACACCATATCTAGATCTAAATGATGCTACATAGTTTATACATTCACGAGCCTTTTCCTGTTCAGTGAAACATATGAAACGTGGCTTCGAGGCGGGATCCACAAGACTCAGGTATGTCCCGTTTACATTTAATTTTACAAAGTGGAACTCCATTTAATTAATATAAGGAAAATATCTTTAATAGATATATGAACTTTCCCAAAACCCCCGGTCAATGTAAATATGCACTCGCTCTTAGGTCGAATAAACCCATCGTGATAGGTACTGGCCCCGCTGGCTCTGGAAAAACAATGTTGGCGTGTCAGATTGCCCTCGAACACGTAGCCAAGTATCAGCGTCCCAAGATTGTTTTGACTCGACCCATCGTAGCAGCTGATGAGGATATGGGCTACCTCCCTGGTGATATGGATCAGAAGATGGAACCGTGGACAAAACCTATGTTTGATATCTTTGAACAGTACTTTTCTTATAATCAGATCGATAGATTCGTAAAGATAGAACCCCTTGGATACATGAGAGGTCGAACGTTCAACAATACACTCATCATCGCTGATGAGATGCAGAACGCCACACCCAATCAGATGAAGATGCTTTTGACTCGAGTAGGTGAAGGCACCAAACTCATCGTGACCGGTGACTTGGAACAGTCTGATCTAGGTTCGGAAAACGGACTCGAGGATCTCATCTATAGGATGCAGTGCCAGGATCTCGAGTACATCACACATGTCGAAATGGAAGATGAAGATATCGTTCGTCATCCAGCGGTTAAAGAGGTACTCAGTATTTTGAAGAGATGAAAGTCATACTTGCACTCCCGGGACGAACGTTCTCTGGAACCTTTCTCATGAACTGGTCACAGACACTCATGACCCTTACGAAGAAGGGCTACGATTTCATGGTCACGAACGAATATTCAAGCTTTGTCACGTTTTCACGAATGAAGACGCTGGGTCTCGATGTACTTCGAGGTGCTGACCAGAAACCATTTGGTGGTCAGGTTGACTATGACGTGTGGCTCACGATCGATTCTGATATCGTTTTTACGCCTGAACAGGTTGTAGAACTCATCGAAGATACTAAAAAGTACCCAGTCGTTTCGGGTCTCTATCGAATGCAGGATATGAAACATCTCGCATGTGTGAAGGAGTGGGACGTGGACTATTTCAAGAAAAACGGATCATTCGAATTCATGAAAGCTGACGAACTTGAAAAAGAAGACAAGTACATCTCCGTGGCGTATAATGGTATGGGCTTCTTCGCGTGTCGTAAGGAAGTTCTAGAGAAGATGCAGTATCCATACTTTAGTTACCCTCTCATTGAGATTGATGGAATGAAAGATATGTGTTCTGAGGATGTCGCCTTCTGTAAGAATCTCAAAGATGCTGGTTTTGAAGTAATTGTGAATACGACCCTCCGTGTCGGACATGAGAAGACTATGACCATCTGATTTAAAGTTATGAGTGTCTGAAAATGTAAATGTGGTTCTTCGAACATCTGAAATCGTTGGAAGAACCCACACCCAAACAAAAGATATGGTGTCAACACCCCGAAAAACTGACCGTCCTATTCATCGAAGGAGATCGAAAACCATTGACAAAGTTTAATCTATGGAACATAGCACACGTATATGGTGGTACGGACGTTGGACTTCATATCATATGTTCTCCTCGGAACTTGAAGGATATGAAGGAGTGGACCAAGGATTGGACCAATGTTACGATCACATGGGATGCTCTCCAGTCTGTCGATGAATATAACACCTTCTCATGTTCGCCGGAGCTGTACAGTCGCTTCACTTCGACTCATCTGTTGTTGATGCAATGGGATTCCTATATCTTCAAACCCATCGATGAAAGATTTTTCGAATATGACTATGTTGGAGCACCATGGAGAGAAGCTGTCATAGACAGTAACTGTTCATGGAAAAAGCCTGAAGACATCGGTGATACACCACACGCTCGCGTAGGTAACGGTGGTTTCTCGTTGCGTAAAGTGTTGCCGTGTTATCAGTACTGTATCGAGAACACTGACAAAAATAAAAAACTCGATGACGTCTTTTTTTCTTTCGACACGACATTGAACATCCCATCGAAGGAAGTCGCCTACGACTTTGCCGCCGAAACGAAGCTTCGAGATGCTGATCCACCAAAGTCACCCGTTGGTATCCATAAGATTTGGGACTATCCGGGAGAATTTGGGGAAGAAGATTTTAAACGATGGTGTCATACAATGAATTCTGACGATCCTGTTTCTTCAGGTTCTTGATGTGCCATAGACCATTAGAAACATCGGGTGCCAACCCCACAACCTTTTCCGAACCAGTTAGTTTTTCATGTACCTTGCCAGACCATCGTACATGAGGCACCCTTTTAAAAATACGCCCTTGGAAATCTGGCCAGTTAATAAACCCTATGTTATTGACTTTGAAGCCATGCTTTTTCAACCACTCTTCAGAATATCCTGGACAGATGTTCATTCGTGGGATGTACAGAATGTCCCCCTGGTCAAAGTTCCTCGCGACGTCTATGAGTTTCACCTGAGGAATTTCGTCAGCATCCAACATGAATATGACATCACCCGTACACTGTGTGATGTGGTAATTCCTATGTTCTGAAAAATCACCATCGAGTGGGTGTTCACACACCGTGACCGTGTCAAATTGTTTTAATACCGAACGAACAGATGGTGTCACGTTTTTGGAATCGACTACGACGTTGACTTCGTCACCATGATTGATGACATCTTGCTCATTGACGAGAAAATGTAAAAGGTCATCCAACTCCCTGGCCTCGTTACATACACCTATAGCGAATGTTACCTTCACCATTAAAGAACCTTACGTACACATCTTTAAATAAAATGTCAGGATACTACAAGATATGTCTCGATACGAAGAAATCTACAACACGGCCAAAGGTGTCATGAATGGTAGTGTAGACATTGAGTTGCCGGCCATCTCTGTCTTTGTTATTTTGGTATTGTCCCTCATATACATGGTCACGACGTCGATCAGCATTGACGTGTATTCGAGGTGCAGTGATGTCAAGGGTAAGAAGATGTACGACACGTTGTTCAAGTACATGTCCCACAGTTTGGTGGCTGCCCTCACCATACCATTGACCCTCGTACTCACTAAGATGTTCAACAACGATACAGGTGCGTTCATGATACTCTACGGCATCTTGGGTCTTGTCGTTTCGTTGGCGGCCGTCGACCTGACACGAAAGTGTAACGTAAAGGATCAACTCAAAGTGATGTGGTCTCGTTTTTCGTTGGGTCTTCACACGATCGTGTTGCTCACCGGTTTATTTTTATCGGCTAGGACTGTAGCATGAAGGAAGCCATCATGTCCCTATGGGTGATCTTGATCTACGTGATGCGTAGATCAGGAACACTATCCATGGATGAAAAACTATATATTTTGGACCTCATAGGTTATATATCTAGAAGAGTGGGACAAGGGGGTGGATCGACTCTGTTAGAAGAAGTGACGCGATACCTACCATCGCCAGGCGACCATTTACCAACTCCGTCTCTGGCTTCCAGAACCCTTGAACGTAGCCCTCATCTTTAGGATTCGCCGCTGTTCCGAGAAACGCCAGACTGGCAACAGCGACAGAAAGACCGATGTTATCATGAAACTGGGTACTGAGAGGGTTACCCGTCATCACTTCGTCAATCACCGCAGAAGTGAACCCGATCATGGCTGCACGCCCATTAACACGCTCAGCAACAGAAAGATAATCATTGGGACGACCGATCGCTTTCATGGGAAGCTTCTTAGAAGACTTCTTGGGAACGACGGGTGGTCTAACACTAGAGGCAACAGTGAGGCACTGCATTATATCTTCTTATCCGTTCTTTCTTTTAAGTAGATGACGTGTAAAATGTAGAGGTTCACGATCAATCCCAAGATTGTGATCGCAACAGTGTTATTCATTCCAGTTCTGTAGTGATAAGATAACCATAATAGACCTGCGAGTAGACTCAGTAATGCAGTTTTTTTACTGACCAGAACCTCTCTGGTTTCTATGATTTCTTTGAGGTTGTCCCACATTTGGTAGATACCGATGAGTATCGCCACGAATGCATCGAGTTCCATCTTACCAAATATAAATATTTTTTTATCATAAATGGAAGTCTTACTCGCGAAGTTCTCAGGAAAGATCGATGTCAAGAGTGTTGAAAAGTGCTACAACGAAATCAAGGAGAAGTATCTGAAGGATGGTGTACAGAAGTCCGACCTTCCTCCTATCGTCACTCGCTTGATGCTCGAGGCTGCGAAGTTCAAGAAGCTCAAGGGTCCAGAGAAGCGTGAACTCGTCATTGGTATCATCGAGAAGATCATCGAAGACATTGAACCAGGGGACAAGGATACCGAATTCGAGATGGTTCTCAAGACGTTGGTCCCCTCTATGGTGGACAGTTTCGCGGCTCTGCTAAAGGTGAATAAGGCTTTGTGTTGTTTGAAGTAAAAGGATGAAGTTCCCCACACTTGAAACGATGGTCGAATACGGCATATATACTGTGAAGGATCTCATACTTTTTTCACAAGATAGACTCGTTCCGAGAAATACAAAGGTCTACCACGACTGTCCAGAATGTCATCTCGTATCAGTTGATGTAACATGTCCCAGGTCACATAAAAAAAATCTGATGGTATATTAAATGTCTAACGCTATTTTGCCGTTGGTCCTGTTGGGGTCGATGGGTAGCTCTGCGGCGGCCATCGCCTATGGTATCCAAACCGAATGGGAGTTCTTGGGAATCAAGAAGAAAGAGCCCGAACCCGTTTACACACCCCCTGTTGAAACGCAGGGGTTGATGGGTGGAGGAAGCATGGCGTCGGAAAGTTTCGTCATCCAGGGTAACGGTGATGACGACGACATGTCTATCATCGATACGGAAAATGCTCTATTAGATCAAGAATCTAATAAATATGTATCGACTGGTGATCCTACTAGTAATATAGCTGCCCTTACGGGTATGCCTGTCAACTGTGGTCTCGACGGTGAGGATCAGACAGCCTTGAGAAGTTTCATTTTCACTTCTGTCAGTGATGGTGATATCTATAAATCTAACTGTTCCTCTATCAGTAACCCCGGTGAACTGAAATTTGGAAACGTCGGTAACTACGTCACGTCTCGCAGTGGTACTATTGATGATATACATGGGGCCCAGGCTCTTTGTTCTTCTAACCAAGCCCTCGTGGGCTTCGTACTCGACCAGAACAGTTCCGGGACGAAGGCTGGATACAAGTATGACTGTATCAACCTCAAGGGTCCTGCGAAGATTCGAACTGCGTTGTCACCCTACAAGACATACAGTGCCAATGCTCCCGAACAGGTACTAAAGGACATAGGTGCGATCGCGTGCAATGATGATGAACTCCTTCAAGGGTTCGCAGCTGAAAAGAGTGGGTCCAACATGCGTTACATCTACAGATGCGTCACTCCTGGCTACGAGGAGGATTAATGACCAGGCCCAACGCCGATTCTAAACTATTTTGATTACGTTGAAGTGGTTTCGAACGCTTGAGCACTAAACCATCATTCGTATTTTTTATTTCATTCATCTTTTTAGCGTTTGAAATAAATGGTACTGTATTATCCTTCATGGGTTCTGTTATAACTTTGTTGGGTATAATAGCGTCTACAACTGCATTTTCTCGAAATTCTTCGATGCTTAGGTCACCCCCAAAAACATTCAATGCGTAACGATTGGGTGCTCGCTTAATGGACTCCAACTTACCATAAAGTCTCTTCCGCATCAGTGTGATGTTTCCGCAGATGATGCTCCCCTTATTTACACCATACTTATCCAGGGCGTAGGATTTCATACAACTCCACGAACAGAAGTTACCCAGTGTTGTAAATCTTTTACGACGATCGTCGTAACTATAGGGAAGCTGTAATGGTTCTGTCTCGAACGGATGACAACACCACCAGCACCACATCTTTATATTAAAAAAATATACCCTTTAAATAGGATGAATAATAATCAGAACAATGGGACAACCATCGTTCTGTTGCTCATCGTTCTGATGATCAGTTCGTCGATGTCATCAGTTGGTGCAGTACTGGGGTTCAATCTATTCACCTCGGTTGGACCCAGTGGAAATGTAAAGTCATACATCAGTACACAAGACGATCGTCTCACACAACTTGGAAACCAGGTTGGTATAGATGGTAATGCTTTGAAGGATGATATTGTCAAAGAGGCTAAAAAGATGTGCCTGATTCCGGTCGGTGCAGACGGTGCGTGTCCAGAGGGTATGCAAGCCATGTCGAATGGTTGTTGCGAATTCAAAGACCCCAAGGCTCAGTCATCCCTAGATGTATTAGCTGATATGGCACCCGATCTGGCGATAAGTATCATAGGCGGAGTACTGGCCGAATATGTTATCATAGCTGGTGCAAATATGGGAATGTATGCTTTAACAGGTGCGAATACGATGGGTCAGACATTGGCTCGTACAGGGTCAGGAGCGACTGCACGGGCTGGTGCACAGGCTGGTACACGGGCTGGTGCACGGGCTGGTGGACAGGCTGCACGGGCTGGTGCACAGGCTGGTGCACGTATGGGAGCACAAGCTGGTACTAAGGTTGCTTCACAATTTGGTACTCGCCTGGCGTTCGCGACAGCGTGTGGTCCCGTGTGCATAGCGGCTACAGTAGCGACGGCGGTGTTTACAATCGCTTTAGATTTAACTGATCCATTCGGTTATAACAATTTTACAGCAAACGAGCTCATACGACGTAAAAGGAATACAGTCGATGTTATGCTTGAGAAACAGTTAGTAGAAGCGGGACAGTCGTACCCGATGACATTTCCATTGACGGTTGCGTACCCAAAGTATAACAAGGAACTAGAGGAAAAATTGTTAATAGAATTTTTACCCGATGCCTTAGAACTTATGCCAAAGGATTTGATGATTCAATTTTTCACTTCTATGTTGAAGGGTGAACCGTCAACAGATAAGAAGGTTTTGGATGCATTTGACGTAGCCATGGAGCAAGCACTCGCTAACACGAAAAAACGAGACACTCTTGTGTATGATTTCTACGTGAGTAAGGGTAAAAAAAGTGAAATACAGAGGGTGTCCTTCATGTCCACGAAAACTCGGATTGGTGTGACACTTTCCAAGGTGGGTGCGGATAAATATAATGAACGTATGAAAGAAAAACATTTGCTGTATTCCAATCCTCAACGAAAACCCCCCAATGAACTACCCGAGGATTATACACCGATGGTGGCAATGTATACTGATACCTATAGAGTACTTAACAAGGGTAACCCGGGGAGTGAGAACAACCCCAACGTCACACCAAAGAAACTTTCACAAACTATAACCCTGGCCATGCCATATGGTATGCTCATCGCAGATTGTGAATATGGATTCCGCTCAACGAAGCATAGCCAACGTTTGAACCCTGCAGTATATGGTGTCAGGTTCAATACAGAGAGAGGTGATTGTGACTTCACGAATGATTATTGTAAACGATTGGGTTTGGATTTCAAGGGAAACGAATGTAAATTAAGACCCGGTCAGAAAGAAGCTGAACTTATACTCGGGAAGACTGTTACACGCACCTATATGGAAGATTGGGATAACCGTATAGAAGCGTGGAATTCGGGAGATGCTGGAAGTATAGCATTGGCCACACTTACTCTACCCTTTGCAGCGTTAACACCATGGATCAATAAAGGTATAGCAGCTGCCAAGGATACATACGGTCGAGGTGTTGGAACACCCATGATATGTGGTCCAGATAAAGAACGTAAGGGTGAACTCTGCTACCCAAAGTGTCGTACGGGACCCAATGGTGAAGAAATCTATAAGTCGTCGGCCCTCGAATGTGAAGGAACGTGTCCCGATGATACAAGAAACACGGGATTCACGTGCCTACAACCCATTCATGCGTACATACCAGGTAACAAATGTTCAAACCCCTTTAAGGCGTGCTTCTATCAAAGAAAAGAATGTCGAGATGGGTACACATTTCGCGGAACGACGTGTAACAAAGAGTGTCTCCCGGGATTCACGTTCCGTTCGGGTGCAGCCGGATCTGCATTTTGTGATAAACCACGGAACAGGTATTCTAGGGCCGGTAACGCAACGGTTCCTGACCAATGCCCCGAGGGTAAAAAGAAGGATGCTGCACTCTGTTATAAGCCCTGTAAACCCGGGTATAGAGGTCAGGGTCCCACCTGTAAAAAGTCAGAAGAAAGTAAACAGAAGAATTCGTATATGGTATAATTTATTTTTTCTCAGTACATTGTAAATGTCGGCTAGCCTCGGAAGACTTAGTGCTGATGCCGTGTCGAACCTAAAATCGATTAAAGGTCTCAGTAGTTCAACAGATTTTTTAAAAACATTGGACGACATACCTACCGATTCTTTAAAAAGTCTGTCAAAATCTGATATGACAGATCTTCTTAAAGGACTGGATGATGCTCAGTTAGCCAAGATCGGAAAGAAACTCGACGCGGACTACATCAGTGGATTGAACCCGGAGTTGGCTGCAAAGCTTAAACCACCTACAATGGCTTCAAAGTTTCAGGATGGTGTGAAAAGTTTGGGAAATAGATTGGGTAATAACATGTCAGCATTTAGACAGAAGGTTGGTTTCGGTCCCAAACAAGTGGATAATGGAAAAGCTGCTGTGAAGGGTGGGAACGTTGACGAAATTGCTGAAAGCGTCGAGAGTGGTACAAAAAATATAAATGATGCTACCAAGGCGGAAGCAGATAATCTCGTCCGGGGTACGAAAGAGGGGAAAGAAGGTCTCATGAAGACTGGTCTCTACGTAACGGGTGGTGTAGTCTTTGCGATGATGTTGTATGACACACTCAACCCTTTCGAGGCTGTACAGAAAGCTGTAAAGGAAACAGGTCAAGTCGTTCGAGGTCTCAAAGAAGTTGCCGATGAGGCGGCTGAAGCTACCAAGGATGTCGCGAAGGGTGGATTCAACTTCGTATCCTTCGTAACCAACAACTCTTGGCTGTCGTCCCTATCTTCGGTCCTCTGTCTCATTCTTGTTTTCGCCGTTGTTGCGATGAGTTTCCTGGGTGGGAAATAAATAAACATTTAAAGAGATACTAATCCTTTATACCAATGATCCTTAGTATCGATGTTGGTATAAAGAATCTTGCGATGTGCTTGCTCGATGAGGATCGTGAAAACCTCGTGGTCCAATGGGACGTTGATGGAATCCCACCCCAACACGCGGATGGTGTTTATGTATCACTCCGTAACCACCTCGATGCGAGACCATGGGTACTCACGGCCGATACGATTCTCATCGAAAAGCAACCCGATCGTAACAAGAAGATGGTTTCTGTGATGCACTTCCTCCATGCCTACTTTATCATCAGGTGTCCAAGGGCTGAGACGATCCTCTATGACGCACGTCACAAGATTCCGGATGTCGCTGGTCCCGGGAAGGCACAGTACAATAAGAGGAAGAAGGTTGCCATCCAAAGGTGTGAAGAGTTTATTCGTTCTGGTTCCACCAATGCACACTGGCTCGATACATTCCTCAAGTCGAAGAAGAAGGATGACCTGGCAGACACTGTGATGCAGGCTCTCTCCTTTGTCAATAGGGTTGAGGTTCTACCAGCCTCAAAAAAGAAGAAGACTACGAAGTTGGTGGCTCGCAAACCCAACGAGAATCAAAAAATGACAAAGTATTCCAAATCAAACTTGGCTTGGATTTATCTGAACAAAGTTGAATGTGAAGTTCTTGAGAATAACAAAGATTCATGAAGGATCTAAAGAGGTACTATCGAGACCTAAGTGAATTGATCGGAGAACTAAAGTAGAAACATGTCTCTCTCCATCCGCATGTCCGCCACCAACAAGCCCCACATCGATCGTGTCATCAAGAACAACAAACGTCTCAAGTCTGCGTTCCACTCGAAAAAGTTGAATCGGAACACGCACCGCGTGGCCCTCGATGAGTTGGACACGTTTCTAGAACTCGTGGATGAAGCCATGGATGCTATGAATGACACGAGGATTGAACTCGAGAAGACTCAAGAGAAGCTTTATGAGCTGTATGACTTTTGTGGAGAGGTGCCATTCGATGATAGTTGTGATTATTAAAGATTTGAACGGATAGATTCATATAATGCAAAAGGTTCTCGACCATGGATTCGTCAGACTCGTGGATCACATGCCTCAAAAAGATTTGGATTCGTCGATCGTCCAATCGGCTCGAGTCTCCTACGGCGACGGTACCAAAACCTCTCGTGGAGACCGTGGTCTCATCCGTTATCTCCTACGCCATTGGCACACAACCCCTTTTGAAATGGTCGACTTTAAATTTCACATCAAGATGCCCATCTACATTGCCCGGCAACACCTTCGGCATCGCACCGCCAGTGTGAACGAATTGTCTGCTCGGTACTCGGTGGTTCCCAAGGAGTATTACGAACCTGACACGTACCGTGGACAATCCGAAGTGAACCATCAGGGTTCGGAGGGTGTGGTTGAGCTTAAGGGAAATCTAGATGACAAAGTGGCTCAACAATTGAGTCATTCCTTCGATGTCTATGAGGAACTCTTGGAGAATGGTGCCTGTCGTGAACAGGCTCGCGGTACCCTCCCTCAATCGACCTACACCGAATTTTACTGGAAGATTAACCTACATAACCTCCTCCACTACCTCCACCTCCGCATGGATGCCCATGCCCAACAGGAAATTCGAGACTATGCCACAGCCATCTTCAACCTCGTGAAGCCTCTCGTCCCCATCACGATGGAGGCGTTCATGGACTTCCGGGTCAACGCGATGCAGTTGACTGGCCCCGAGATTGAGGCTTTAGCCACCGGGAAGGAGATTGAGTCTCCGGGGGAGCGTCGCGAGTTTCAGGAGAAGTTGAAGAGGTTAAAAATAAAATCCCCAGAATGAGTACCTTACAAGATGAACAATATGTGCACTATCCACCCAAACCCGACCCTATTTCTATTCGAAGTGTCCCGACGTCCCGTGCTTGCCCGTAAATTGGGGTACGTTCAGGTAATTGAACACCCCAAGAAGAAAGAATCACCAGCACTTAACTATAAAGATACAGCGGCAGCGAAGATGGAAGAGGCTCGTCAGCCCAGACGTGTCGCCAGACTTAAAAAATTAAATGTCAATACAAAGTAAATGCTTGCCATCACAAACACGATGACCGTATTCGCTACCGAGAAGAGGAACAAGGGGTTCAAGAGGCTGAGTAAGAAGATTCAGAAGGAACGTGACACTGACGTGGAAAAGATCAAGGAGAAATTCTCTGATATTTTCCGTGATGAACAGCGTCGTCTGAAGGGGTACTTTGAGGAGCATAATAAGTTGGTCAAGAAGGATGACAAGCCCAAGAAGAGTGGTAAAAAGTCTATCGACTTTTACGAAAAGTAAACCACAGGGTACAGGAAACAAAAAACATCGCCAAAGGGTGGATTGTCACCGAATCTCTCAGCCAATAGAGCACACACCACGCTGTATTGGACGAGCCTAATTTCTTGTTGTGTTTTGACCATCGACCGTTTCATAGACCCTCTCGACTTCTGAAGACCTGACACAGCAGTATTAATCTTACCGATCGTACCGGGTATCTCTGTCGTCTTCATAAATATGTCACCAACATCTACAGACTCTATGATTTGTTGTTGGATGAGGGGTTCCAGGTAGGTGAAGTAGTTGAAATCCGGATCCAATTTGAGACAAATACCCTCGATAGTCGAAAAGGCTTTGGCGAGGTACACGAAACTACTGGGTACGACGAATGGTTTCTCAACGGCAAGTTGTGCAGCGAGATCGTCATTCACGATTCCAGAACCATCGAGGGTTTCCAGATATCCCAGTATAGTTTCAAAGAAGAGTTCAATGTCTGAAACATCCGAAGAAGTTGGAACGATAACACCCAACTTGACGAGGGTATCAACTATACCAGCGGTGTCTCTCATGATTATGAAACCAAACAATTTTGTGAACCCATCTCGGAGTTCTTCTGATAATGGTACAAGTAGACCGAAGTCATAAAATACAAGTTTCCCCTTTGATGAGAACCCAAGATTACCCGGGTGTGGATCAGCGTGGAAGAGACCGTTGTCCATAGTTTGGATGACATATGAGTTGATGAGAGCTTCACAAATCTTCTTCTTGTTCACTCGTTTGTCTGTAATCTCAGTTAATTTGGTGGAGGGTACATATTCCATCACAATCATTTCATCGTTGGAATATTTTTTGTAGACTCTCGGAACCTTTACCCAATCAACATCTTTCATACTCTTTCGAAACTTTATGGCGTTGTTAATCTCCTGTTGGTAGTCCGCTTCACCCAATAGGTACTCGATGGACTCATCAAGAACTGAACCAGAACTATTCCCGTGTCGATACCCACGCGCTCTAAAAAGTGTACAATGTCGCGTATGGTATCGGTATCCTCTTTCATGATATCCGAGGATCCCTGGGCGTTTTAATTTTACAACAACTTTTTGACCGTTTTGGAGTACGGCCATGTGGACCTTGGCCGATACTCGCTGATTTAAATGGTACAGGGTCAAATTCCTTGAAAATATCGTAGTCTACAATGGTATCGAATTCCACGGGAGGGACGTCATCTTGTAATGATTCCAACTCTTTTGTAAATTCTGGTGGATAGAGATCCCCTCTCGTCGAAGCGATTTGACCTAATTTTACAAATGTTGGTCCGAGTTCGAGGAGTTCCCCCTTTGTCCAACGACCAAGTTCTGATTTATTTTGTACAGTAGCATTCTTCCATAGGAACTTACCAGCAAACTTCCAGGTTTTCAACTTCCTACTTGGAACTTTGACTGGTACATGTTGAGCAACACATAACATTCTATTGTACGTGAAGTTTTTATTCTTAAGTAAAACTAACAATGTGGCGGGTATTTGTTATTCTGTATGTATCGTATCTCGTATTGGGTCCTCACTGGATAGCGAATAGTGTCCAGGGTAAGAAACTTGCCATCGTCGATACACCACACGAGTTCTTACGACGATCCATATTCATATCATATGTAGCTCTTCTCTACGTCGCTTGGTTTCTATGGAAGCCTACACGGTCATCCTTCACCAATGCACTCATATTAAGTGGTGCCGCAACTCTTGGTTTCTATCTCAAGTATGGACGAGAGGTAGTACCCATGCATGTACTTCTCAATCTCTTTGTCCTGTATAGGGGTAGGGGGTACATGGATTTACAGACATGGCTGACCTTGGTACTACTGGTGTTCTATGCAGCGACACGGGATATTTTATATCTACCCTAATAGTAGAATGAAGATTCACATCGTCGGTGCGGGTCCTACGGGTATGTCCATCGCGTGGGAACTTAAAAAATTCACAGATCATGAAGTGTTCGTCTACGACAAAAAACTTTCAGCAGGTGGTTCGTGGTGGGAACCTTCCATAGATACAAGAGATATGCACGCTCATCGAATCGTATTCGATCGTGCCTTCATCAACACGAAGAGTTTGTTCAAGGAGATGGGCATCAAGTGGGATGACATCTTTGAAAAGGTGGAAACGAAGAATGGTGACATCATTCGTGAACATCTGTCAGCCAAGGACTACATGACCCTCGCGGGGTTGGCCGTCAAGGTGCTGACCTTGCCATGGAAGTACAAAAAGATGTCACTCAAGGATGCCGTCGGAGAACTTTCTGAAAAGGGACAGAAACTTTTGGAGGCTGTGACACTCATCATCGATGGTGTGACTTGGGATGTCATGACAGCCTACGAGTTTGTCAAAAGTTTCGATCACGTCGGACTTTCTTCGCCCTATACACAAAAAGTTTCCGGAAAGGTGATGTGTGACGCGATGCAACAAGCACTCATCGACAAAGGTGTAAACTTTCAATTTGGTTCAGAGCTTCAAGATGTCATCTATTTGGACAATGGCTTCGCCGCACAGTTCAAGAGTGGGATGGTCGTCAAGGAAGGGCTTTTGATTCTAGCTGTTGACAATACTCCGGCCCTTCAACTCATGAAGAACAATTGGGGTGAAGAAGCCAAGGAGAAGGTCGGTCCCAGTACCTATGGTGCCATCAATGTCATACTGGAGTACAACGAAGAGATGGATATACCCAGCGACTTACAGTATGTGCTGGATACGGAACTTCGACTTCAACCCATCGTCCTTCCAGACAAGAAGACAATATCTTGTGTCATCTGTAACATCACGGAAGAAATCGTACAGATGGATCAAGAGAAGTTGGTCGAAAAGGTCATCGACCAACTCGGTCTCGTACAACCAAAAGAAATTCCGCATCGGATGGGGAGCCTCATGGGAAGGTACCCAATGGGTCTTTCGATCAGTCGTCGGGTGTCTTGAACCCCTAACGGACAACTTCCATTCTTTGGAAAATCCAAAAAGGTTGCCATGTGCGGAATGATGTCCCCTAGAAACACACCCTACTCGAGCATCGAAGCAGCCATCGAAGTAGGTCGTTCATTCTGTCACAAGCAATTCGGAACTCGCCGACCCTACGAACCCTTCATGATTACACACATCATCATATTGCTTATAGTTTTACTTATCCTATTGGTATATAGAAGAAGGTCATGAAGTTCGTAGCCAAAGTTCATGAACCCATGTATGACTTCAATGACAAAAAGTACATCAGGTTCATCATTCCCGATAAAGTCGCAGAGATCATCGAACGTATGCATACATCGAAGAGGTATCTACTCGTCAACAAAAGGGTCGATGATCCACTCGATGGTCGAGTTCTCACCGTAAAGGTTCCGTTCCGATATAGGAGGGTGATGTGTGAAGTCAAGGGACGTCCCATTCAATCTCTTATAAGGGGTGACGAAGTCAATGTTGACATAAACTTCAAGGGTGTATGGAATGTGGGTGATCACTCAGGCTTTTCTTGGGTACTCTCATCCTGTTCAGTGGGGTCCTGAGGAAGATCAATCGTCGTCAGCCCACCCTTCTTGAAGCCCTCGAAGGTCTGGAGCATACCCTGAAGCCTGAAAACTTCCTGGGTCAGTTGTTCAATGTTCACGCGAAGCTTCTTAATATTTTCTTCAACGTCGACAGTAGGCATTTACTCATTTAAAGTTTGTCCCCTTTAAATAAGTAATTCATGGCGGTCCTCACAAGGACTGGACTTATCCTAGAGAGTCCAACACCAGAAATTAAAAAGGAACTTACGGTAAGGCCACTCGTGAACAATGAATACGGATTTCCTCCACCACCTTTCAAAGTTTACCGAACAGCTAAGAGTGGAATCTGCGTTCCAAGATTCTATGGAACTGATGTGCCTACACAAGATAAGCGACCAGCTCCCATCAAAACCAGGATCAAGTTTACCGGAAAGCTCAGAGATGCAACGCACCAGAACGAAGCACATGCAGCAGCAATTCGAGCAGGCCATGGCGTCCTTTCTTTACCATGTGGCTATGGGAAGACGACGGTATCCTTGGCCATAGCGTGTACACTCGGATACAGAACGATGATCATTGTCCATAAACAGTTTCTGGCTGATCAATGGCGTGAACGTATCAAACAGTTTTGTCCAGGAGCAACCATCGGTGTTGTTCAACAAAATAAAAAGGAAGTCGAATGCGACTTTGTCATCGCGATGCTCCAATCATTGTCTCTCAAAGAGTATTCCTTCAGTGACTTTGATAGTATCGGGACGGTCATCGTGGATGAAGCTCATCACATTTGTGCTAAGGTCTTTAGTCAAAGTCTCTTCAAGATGTGTCCTCGTCATATATTTGGTCTGTCCGCAACACCTGTCCGAAAGGATGGTCTAAGCAAGGTGCTTCATTGGTTCATGGGTCCAACATTTTTCGCAGTTGAACGCCAGAATCAAGAACAAGTTGAAGTTTTTTCCGTTCAATATGAGTGTCCAATGTTTAAAAACCCACCACCCTGTACACGAAATGGACAATTGTCACTCGTCAATATGATCACGGAACTTGTCGAACATAGAGATCGTAACAAGATGCTTGTCAGTCTAGTAAAAAAAGCTTCGCAGGGGACTAGACAACTTCTGGTACTAAGCGATCGTCGACAGCACTGTGAATTTCTCCATCAGTGCTTCCCGAAAAGTTCGGGTCTATACATGGGAGGTATGAAAGAGGCCGACCTCGAAGCATCGTCGAAGAAAAAGATCATCTTCGCAACCTTCAGTCAGGCCCACGAAGGTCTGGACATTCCAACTCTCGATACAGTCATTTTGGCAACCCCAAAGTCCGACATACAACAGTCCATCGGACGTGTCATGAGAGAGACACCCGGTAAGAATAACAATCCACACATCTACGACATTGTCGACCACTGGTCTATACTATTTGCCATGTACAAGAAAAGATTACGGGTCTATAAACAAGGTGGATTTAGAATCGACGCAGTCGAAGATAAGGAAGAAGTGAACCCGTTTCAGGGTAAGTGTCAATTTTTATAATCTGCACATCTAATAGATATGTCTGGTGCACTCATTCAACTTGTTTCCAAGGGTGCTCAAGATGTCTATTACATGAGTGGTGAAGGAACTTCCCTTTTCACGTCAAAGTATACGAGACATACAAACTTTGCTCAGGCTCCCAAACTCATTAAAGAGTTTTCACTGGCTGAAGATTCGTGTGTCATTCCTATGAATGGTGATCTACTCACAGGTTTATGGTTTGAAGGTACGAACCTCGTCGAAGGGTTCCAGGGTTCGACAATTGATTTGTACATCGGTGGTCAACGAGTCGATTCTCAACCCTTTGACTTTATGAGTGACGTTTATCAGAATTACCTCGCAGATACCTACACGAAGTCTCAGGAGATTAACAATAAGTGTTCCGTCAACAACACGAACTTTATCCCATTGACCTTCTTTTTCAACAACAAAAGTTCCTACATTCCCATGGTGGCTCTTCAATATCACCAGGTGGAAGTACGGGTAAACTTCCAACCGAATATGGACATACCCTTTTCCGCTAAGCTGTATGGTAACTACGTATACTTGGATGCTCCAGAACGGAAACGATTAACGTCGACCAAATTGGATTTCATCATCACACAGACACAGACAATTAAGGAGAAACTCGCACCGGGGTACAACGGCTATGATCTTTCTCAATTCAATCACCCAGTAAAGTCACTCTTCTTTGGGATACCAACAAAGTCAAGTAACGTGATCGAAGATCGATTCACCTTTGACTCTGCCGATATTTTATTGAACGGTACACATCTTTTCGAGGCTATGACACCGACCTATTTTCACACAGTACAAAACTATTTTCATTCCGACTTTGGTATTTCTGCATTTCATGAATTGTACAACACACCGTTCTATACTCGGTACTACGCATACCATTTCTGTACGAACGCTTCAGACTATAAGTCTACCGGTTCATGTAACTTCAGTCGCTTAGATAATGTCCAATTACAGATTCGTGATGCTGTTCTCGGTTCTGAGCGAACAGGTGAAGACATTCGAATCTATGCCGTAAACTATAACGTGTTGCGTATCCAGGACGGAATGGCTGGAATTTTATTCGGAAACTAATATAGTAAACCATGGTTGGTAAAACACCCCAAGTTCGAGAAATCGTCTACAACGTTCTCGATGATAGTGGTGAACGAACGGTCATCGCCAAGGGTGCTACGACGGTCGATGTTGGTGACACGAAGGAACTCTTCACGAGAACAACCGATTTAGAACTCGTGACTTCAAATACATTTTCTAATGTTGTGAATGTTCAGAGTAATATTATTAGTATAGAGTCATACTTGAGTCAATTTTCTGGCTCTGTGTATAGCCCACTTCTTGTGACATTACAGCGTGACCACGCCGATAACGCCGAACGCATCGAAGTACTCGAAGAAGTGCATCTCTCCAACAGTATCATCGTGTCGAACAATTTTTCGAACATAACCATCTTACAGGAAATCGTGGATTCTAATGTTGGACGCATCGATGGTATAGTCGCGGACCAACTATCAAACGCTGTTATCGTTAGTGGTACATTTTCGAATGTTTCAAATATACAAACTGAACTTCTGTCAAATGTTGGGCGTATAGAAGATTTGGAAGCCGATATCGGTGCGATTGTTAATTATGGTGACATTACCTCTCTACAATCCACTGTCACGGATTTAAGTGATCGTGTTACACAGCCGATTGTGAGAATTGGTGATAATGCAGGGGATACCGCTGGTGGGTCATCGGTGTCGATAGGGACTGGTGCAGGGAGAAACATAGGCAACAACTCGATCGGTATAGGTGCTCAAGCACAGTTTCTTGCAACTGCACAAGATGGTTTTAATACACCACAAACAATTGTTATAAATGCAACAGGACAACCCCTAGCACCAACCAGACGAGAAACTCTCGTTATTGCACCCATACAGACCGATGATAGTAACACCATCAACATCATGGGTTATAACGACCTTACAAAGGAAGTCGTACAGTCTACTCTTTTACGAGGCATCGATGGGAATGTCCACGCGACGACCAATATCAGTGTCAACAATGATACGATCCTACTTGAGACCAACGGTAACGGTTCGTTCGGTGGTGACATTGAAATTGCAGGAACTCTGGAAGTGGGTGGAACGTCTTCGTTTACGGGTGCTATGCAGGTAGACGACACCCTGGAAATTGCGGACACGTCTTCTTTTGGTGGGAACATGACCATCGATGCGAATGCCTTCGTGTACGGTCAGAGTTTCGCTATATGGAAAGGTTCCGCAGTCAAGATCAAACTTCATAATGACGGAACTGGTTCCTTCTTAAGCGATGTAGATATCGGTGGAAATCTAGAAGTGGGTGGAACGTCATCGTTCACGGGTGCCTTACAGGTCGATGATACCCTGGAAATTGCGGACACGTCGTCCTTCGGTGGGAACATGACTATCGATGCGAACGCCTTCGTGTATGGTCAAAGTTTTGCGATGTATGATGGTACAACTGAAAACATATACATCCGCAATGATGGTAACGCTTCGTTCCAGGGACATCTTGAGGTTGCCACGATTGATTGTAATACGGATATAGACGTTTATGGGTCGTTTCGTATGAAAGATACGAATGAATCCCTACACGCATACATCAATAAGGATGGTGAATCTTCCTTCGCTGGTAAGATGCAGATTCAAGATGAACTCATCGTTGAAGGTCATTCTTCGTTTGTTGGTGGTATTAAAGTTCTTTCTACGTCTTCTTTCGGTGGGCCCGTTATCGTGAATAACACGTCGAGCTTTACCGGTGTAGCGAATTTCGAAAATGACATTTCCATGACCGGTCAGAATTTCGAGATGATTGACACTGATTTTTCAAAAAAAATCAATATCAGTCGAGATGGTAACGCCTCGTTCCGGGGACATCTTGAGGTTGATACGATTGATTGCAATACGGATATAGACGTTTTTGGGTCGTTTCGTATGAAAGATACGAATGAATCCCTATACGCATACATCAACAAAATAGGTCAGTCTTCCTTCGCTGGTAAGATGCAGATCAAAAACAATCTGGACATAGATGGTACACTGGATATTAAGACTGATGGTGTATCACGTATAACACTTACACCAGCTGGTGTGAACACTAGTACGGTAGACGTATTAGGTGAGCTTAGACTCTATAACAACCCTAACAGCAAAAATATAGATTTAAAGGGGAGTGATGGAACTGGATCGTTCGGAAGTACTGTCACGTGTGGTGGGTTTATTTTGGGAAATGCAACGATCACTAAGTCTGCTACAGCTGCCCAGACGTATACTATCCCGAATGTAGCAAATTCTGACTTCGTGATGACGAAGGGTGATCAGTCTATAAGTGGAACAAAAACGTTTAATAGTGCCATTACTGGATCAATGAGTAAGACTGTATCACCCGGTACTGATCTAAGCGGTGATCCTTATAATGGTAGTGCAGATCGGACGTTTAATGTCATATCTTCTACTACCGATAATGGTAAAATAGTAAAACGTGATGCAAACGGTAACTTTTCTGCAGGAACAATTACCGCTTCGGGCTTTTCAGGTACTGGTGTATCTACTACCGATAATGGTAAAATAGTAAAACGTGATGCAAACGGTAACTTTTCTGCAGGAACAATTACCGCTTCGGGCTTTTCAGGTACTGGTGTATCTACTACCGCTAATGGTACAGTAGTAAAACGTGATGCAAACGGTGGCTTTTCTGCAGGAACAATTACCGCTTCGGGCTTTTCAGGTACTGGTGTATCTACTACCGCTAATGGTACAGTAGTAAAACGTGATGCAAACGGTGACTTTACTGCAGGAACAATTACTGCGTCTCTTACTGGAACAGTTAGCAGTTTATCCAATCACGATACCAATGACCTGGCCGAGGGTACTTCTAATAAATATTTCACAACCCAACGTGTAATCGATGCTTTAATCACACCAGGAAATATACGTTTGGGGTACGCTGCGGGTGAGACCGGTCAGCAAGATTACGCCGTCGCCATTGGGCTCGCAGCGGGTAAGAGCGGTCAGGGAGATTTCGCCGTCGCCGTGGGGCGCTTGGCGGGTTATCTCAGTCAGGGAGATAGCACCGTCGCCATAGGGGACACAGCGGGTGAGACCAAGCAGGGAAATTACTCCATCGCCATAGGGGACACAGCGGGTTCGAACTCTCAGGGAGACTACTGCGTCGCCGTGGGGGAAAGAGCGGGTCAGACCAGTCAGGGATCCTACGCCATCGCCCTTGGGTACAGGGCGGGTCAGAGCTTACAACCAGCCAACTCTTTCTATACGAGATATGCCAGTGTTCAAGGTCTCAGTGGAACCCATTATGATTTGTTTATTCGTACTAATGGGGAAATTCAGAAGAATACGTCAGATGATCGTCTCAAACACGACGAGAAGATTATCACAGGTGCCGTAAAGTCCCTTTCTAAACTCAGACCCCAAGAATACCTAAAGAGACAAAACTTAGATGCCAATGTCACTCCCCAAGGCTGGACCTACGAAGCTGGTCTCATGGCACAAGAAGTCTACTACAGTGCCCCAGAACTTAGACATATTGTGATGGTACCACCCGAAGCTGGTGATATCGACAACTATACACCCCCACCGAGTGATGACCCCACACAAGATCCTGACTATTCTATGTGGGGGGATGAATTTGCGACGGTGGATTATAAACAACTCGCACCGTATCTTGTCAAGGCGGTTCAGGAAATTGTGACCGAACTCCCCCGGTCCAAGACGACCGTATCAAACACATGGGGACAAAGCATCTCAGGTCTCGTCGTGAGTGCGAATGAGAATGCCCATAAAACGAACGTGACCCCCATCGTCACACTCTCCAATGTCAATATGGATAAAAAGTGGTATGGGGTTGTTTCCGATAAAACCACGGATACAAATGATTATGATACACTCATCGATACAAAGGGTGATACTCAAATATGGGTCACGGACCGAGGTGGTCCACTCGAGTCTGGGGATCTTATCACGACTTCGAATATTGCCCCAGGCTTCACACAAAAACAAAGTGACGATATCGTTCGCAACTATACGGTCGCGAAGGTGACACAAGACTGTGATTTTACAGAACCGGTGCAACGTGCAATCAAGGTTCCTAAACAGGAACTCTCTGATGTTACGTATTATCGCCACGACGCATCATGGTATACTACACTCGACAGATACGAAAAAATACCAGACTTCAAAAAAACTGTAGAAGAAGAGCCGATCTATTTCAGGGAGGATGTGAATGAGTATACTATCAAGAGATACTACCAAGGTGATACAGAGATAAGTCGGGAAAAATACAATACACTCTCTGAGGATGATAGAACTGTTAAATATCTCAATGAAATCGATGCTGAAAAATACAATACACTTGATGCTGTAGAAAAGGCTACATATTCTTCGGGTACAAGAAAACTATACAAAGTTATCGAATATTCTCAATCGAAAACACAGATACCACAACACGACGAAGAAGTGATTGTACAAGAACTCGTCAATGTTCTAGATGAAAATGGTCAAATTGTATGGGAAGAAACGGGTGAAACAGAACCCGTGTATACCCTCGTCGATCACGGGACGTATAAAGCTGCCCTCGTATCGTGCAAACTTATTTAACCTTCCTGCTATCGTTTTCAAATCTTCGAATGACCGAGGTGGACACGAACTTGTCCATCTAGAGCTTTGAACATATGTTCCCAAGAATACTTTTCCCTCAGGTACTCTCGAGCATTGGGGTACTCATCGGGGTTATTGAAACAGTGTTGGAGGTGATCTGCGAAATCCCTGTAATCGCAGTAAGCCACCTCTCCGTCATGGATTTCAGCTTGTCCGATGCGAACCCATAACTTAGGCTCAACGAAATGGGCGTAGGGACCCATTGTCTCTTTGAGGGCTGGGATACCCGTGACAACTTGTGGTCGGTTGAGGTACATGTGCTCCACTGGGGTCAGACCAAAACCTTCACCTCGTGTTGTGCTAATACCAACATCACCCGCATTGTACATTTCATTCACTTCGGCATCTGTCAAGTGTTGGGGCTTGGGGTTAATGAAGACATGATGAAAACAAACCTTACCGACATCCATACCCCGACGCAGACACTCAGAACTCACAGTCATCCCAATGTCAACACCATCTTCGTGGAACGGTAAACCACCACAGAAGAGTTTGATACGGGGATTCATATTCTCACGCTCCAGGAGTTCCAGGAACGCCTTGATAGTGGTTTCCCACATCTTACGCCCTGTGTTGCGGTTCATATTCACAACCAAAAAGTCATCGGGATTGAAACCACACAAAACTTTCGCCTCCTCCTTGGGGATATCAACGAAACGATCGAAATCGATACCATGGACCATCGTACTCACCTTCGAGGGATCGAACTTCAGGTCATTAATCATATGGTCTGTCCAACAGTCCAGGAATGTCCAGATATGGTCAAAATTGTACTCCTTCAGGATCTCAAAGGTGTCGATATTTTGCCAGGGGTATACAATGTCAAGGTACAGGTACTTCTTCGGGGGCATGTGCTCAGGGGGGATGAGGCGCATGATGCTCCTGACGACATTCATATCATTGTAAAGGAACAGAATATCTGGTTTCTCCTTGATGATACTTGGAACTATACCAGCGTCACCAAAGCCACCAATAGCCGCGGGGTCAAGTTCCACCGCGTCATAGAATTTGATCCTAGGATCGATGAAACGATCCTTAATTTCCTGACCCTTATAGTTCTGGAAGGCGTAGTAAACAACTTCGACACCATGTATAGACGCCAAATGGTTCACGATTTTATTCGCGACACGAGCGTATCCAGTCCCCTGATTACAATGTGTGCACATAAAGAAAATCTTCATACTCCAAACAAGGCACCCCTCGTCCTTAAATTGCTTCCTTTTTAGCCCTCCGTAAGATATCAAACAGTTATGTCCTTTTTCCCATGCTCATTGATGAGCATGGGAAAAACGAATTACAATTATTCCAACGTATCCATCAACGCGAGTGTCAATACACCCACGATGAAAAACATAACGACATAGTTACACTCTGTATCTTCCACAGTCCCTGGTTTCGTCTGGGGCACCACGACCTTCCTTGGTCTGGGTGGGGGAGCGACAGGCTCCTCCTCGATTGGACAGTAGCCTATCATTTATATTATACCTAAAGATTAATTTCAGTCTTCTTCTTCCTTCTCTTACGACCAGAGCTTCCAGCGACATTCACCTCCTTCACTTCACCACCCGTGGATTCTCCTGAGATCGAAATGATGTCCGAAACATTGTCATCATCGGCCATCATGGGTGGATCTTCCCTGACAGACTCCAGGGGTTTGGTGTTCATAGGTGGGGGAGGTGGCATCATGATACCACCCATCAGACTGGAAATGTCCACACCAGGCCCCTTCATCTCGTAGGGGCCGTCACCAGAATCCTGTGTGGGCTGCTGGGCCTGGGACGCTGTGTTCTGGACCGCAGACATCATGTTCTTGACCAGGTCGGGGTTCTGCTTCAAGACGTCGTTCATGTTGGGAATGGCAGCCTTAAACATACTGTTCGTCAAGTGGAACATCATCGCGGAACCACCCAACATCATGATCAACTTCACCTCGGGGGCGACGTTCACCTTGTTCCTGTACTTCACGTAGAGTTCTTCAAAGACGGTATCGTAATCCTCAACCGACTCCATCACGGATTCTGACCAACCTTCGAGCTGAATCTCGAAGGGATTGTAGCGTTTATTGAGAAACTCTAGACCCGTCACACAAGCTACCAACATACGACGCGAAAACCGCACCGACTGATCTACTTCGATACCATACGTGATACGTTTCACCTCTGTGCGAATTTCATCGACACTAGAGTACATGTTTAGACGCTTGTTGGTGTTGACACCCTTCTTCTCCAGGCGTGCCAACTTGTTCAGAAGATCAGCCTTTTCCTCGTCGATCGAGTTGTAGCCCTTCGAAGGTTCTTCTTCTTGTGTGAATGTTTCACCAACCTCTTCCTCCTGGAAGTCATCATATTCACCATAGTCAATTTCTTCAGCGGGGGGTCTAACAGGAGCCGACTGTTTGTTTGGATTCGCGAAGGCGTCAATCTCTTCCTGGTGCTGAACAGGGGGAGGCCTTGACGCATGCATGGGTCGTGGTCTGGGTTTTGGTCGCGAAGGAGGAGCGATGTGGATCTCATCCATCAACGCCTGCTCATTCTCGTCGAGTTTAAGAATCTCAGCATCACCTCGTTCGAGGATAATCTCTTCGTCCATCTACTCTCTATGATGAAACTAAACCAGTATCTTTAACGCACTTGATTAAAAAATGTTACATACTAGTAAATGAAGTTCAACCGCAACACTATCCTGGTCATCCTCAGCCTCGTCGCCATCGGATTCCTGATCCGTCGTACCGCACTCAGCTGCTACCAGCCCAGGTCGATCGAGATTAAGCCCATCAATGAAGATTCTCTCTTCGACCTCGAGCACAAGCTCGAATGTGCCCCTGGTCACACCAAGGATGGGAGCACATACACCAAGTCCCTGACACCCGGTGGTCTCTGTAAGTCTGAACAACTCGTTCGTGACCAGGCCAACTATGCCATCGTAGGCGGAATCGGTGGATCTTTAATCTAAGCGTATTGTAAATGACTACGGTCACGGCTGTACGCCCAGATGTTCCCGACTTCGACTACGAGTACCACACCATTACTGTCGATACGATCGGTCAGTCGAGTGCTAACACGTTCACGGCGTACCTCAACACACCACTTCGGAACGTCGTTCAGGCCCGACTGTTGGGTGCTCGGATTAACACGGTGTACACCACCGAACATTGTTATGTTTCGATCCAAGAACTCGATAGTAATTTTGCTGACAGGGCAGCCAAGGATCCACCTCTTTCCGCGTCTTCGCAACCAGGACTTTCTATCCTACGAAACTCCTTCGCCAGTATCGTGAGTGGTTCTTCGGCCACTTCGGGTGATCAAGTACTTTCCTTCAAGGATGACTATCTCATCGCTCAACAATATTTGTACCCCCTCCCAACTCTCGATCGCCTCACGTTCCGTATCCTCGATGAGGATGGGAACACGATCACCAACCCCGGTTCCGCAGGTAATAACTTTTTTGTCATTCGCTTCGTATGCAAAAAGTCGAACTTAAAATAACCTTTCCTTATTGTAACTATGTCATCCGGTATAGTGAAGCTCATCGCCATCGGTGCTCAAGATGAACATATCATGGGAAAGCCTGAAATATCTTTTTTCAGTTCGACGTTTAAAAGACACTCCAACTTTTCACAGACCGTCGAAAAACAAACGATACAGGGTGCTGTGAATGGTAATTCCATGTCAACCATCCGCTTCGAGAAGACTGGTGATCTTCTCGGCTACACATATTTCACCATAGATGACAACAACGCGTCTCTCGATCACCCAGATTGGACGAAGCTCATCGACTACGTCGAACTCTTGATCGGTGGACAGGTTATTGATACACAGGATTCCATATTTACCGAAAAGATTGCCATAGACACCTTCGCCAACAACGTTTCGAAGAGTTCCAATGGGACGCATCCAGGTATCAGTGCCCGATCCTATTTTTACCCACTCCGATTCTTCTTCTGTGAAAGTCCTCAGAATGCGTTACCACTGGTGGCGTTGAATTACCACAACGTCGAAATTCGTATTCATTGGGGTCCGGAAGCGGCCAATTATCAATGGTCAGCCTACAGTAACTATTACTATCTCGACAATGAAGAGCGAGGTGCTTTCGCCACACGTGATCACGACATGCTCATCTTCCAGGTACAGAAGAATATTCCGAGCAACGAAACGATACAGGACCTTCATTTCAATCATCCAGTCAAATACATTGCGAGTTCCAACACGAGCAACTATAGTGCGTTGACAGCCTATGACAACAAGGTCAAGGTGACCATCAACGGTGTCGACATCGATGGCTTCAAGTGGGCTCGTCCACATTTCATAGAAGTGATGAACTATTATCATACAAACTTTGTGACGTCTCCCGACTTTTTCCTTTTCTGTTTCTGTCTGACCACGAGCTTGATGCAACCAACGGGTACGTTAAATTTCAGTCGTCTAGACAGTGCTAAAATCTTTAGTGATCGGTTACCTATCAAGGATCCAGTGTACGCCGTTAACTACAACATATTGAAAATTTCCAACGGTGTCGCCGGTCTCCTCTATGCCAATTAAAATACCATGCTATAGTAAATGGTGAAGAACTTGAACACTATTGATCGGGGGACCAAGGTCAGGTTGGGTCGCTGGCACAACGATGACCAGGCCGATAACACGATCGTGATCAATGCATCCGATACACCAATCAATGCGAGTAACGCAAATGCTCTCTACATGAAACCTATCCGTTCAGATCCATCGGATAACACGCTCATGACTGGTTTTGATCCAAACACATATGAAATTGTAAATACAGGTCTTAGACGTGACGACGTTGCCCCTCGAGAAGTGGATTACTATGCAAACATTGGCAACACATTCACGAGTACCATCAAGTTTGAGAACGATGTTTCACTCACGACGGAAGGTGTTGTTGGTATAGCCAACGTTCAACCCATTCATACGTTGGACGTCGGAACAAAGTTTTACGTTGATGAAAACGGTGCCAACGTTCTCACCGTTATGGGGGACACGTATATGCGTGACGATGTCGTCATAGGTGGGAACCTTGACGTGAGGGGGACACTCACGTCCATCAATACCGAGAATACAACCATCAAAGATGCCATCATAGAATTAGGAAAGGGGAACACGTCGTCGGATATCGGCATCATCATGGACCGACCCGGGACGAATGTTGTCATGGGGTATCGCGACACTGTCGACGAGTTTGTCATCGCTCATACGACGAGTAGTGCAACAAGTTCGACCATTACCCCGTCATCGGAACTCATCGATGCACGTGTCCATGGTCGTCTACACGTAAACTCTAACCTGACCATAGATACGGATACGTTGCACGTGGATGCTATCCGTGATCGCGTCGGTATTAACACACTGAATCCTCAGACAGACCTTGATGTTGTGGGGAGTGCACATGTACACTCCGATTTTAATGTTGATACAGACACCCTATTTGTTGACGCCTCGACGGATAGAGTTGGTATCAATACACTGACCCCCTCTACAGACTTTCACGTTGAAGGTGATGCCTACGTTTCTGGGAATGTCACCGTAGACACGGATACCTTCCATGTGGACACGGTGAATGATCGTGTGGGCATCAATACGCTGACACCAACGACAGACTTTCACGTTGAAGGTGATGCCTACGTTTCTGGGAATGTTGATGTCCAAACAAATCTGAATGTTCTCACAGATGCCATCGTTACTGGGAACGTCGATGTCCAAACGGACCTTAACGTCATCGGAAACGTCTATGCAACCTCTAATATTGTCACAACCGGAAACGTGGATGTTCAAACGAACCTGAACGTCGCGACAGATGCTATCGTCACTGGTAACGTGGACGTTCAAACGGATCTCAATGTTGTGGGTAATGCCTACGTATCTTCCAATGCCGTCGTCACCGGGAATGTTGATGTCCAATCTGAACTCAATGTACTTGGAAATGCTGAGATTCAAACAGATCTCACTGTCGTTGGGAACGCCTATATGTCTTCGAACGCTATCGTCACAGGTAATGTGGATGTCCAAACAGATCTCAATGTCGTGGGTAATGCCTATGTGTCTTCAAATGCTATCGTCACTGGCAACGTTGACGTTCAAACAGATCTCAATGTTGTGGGCAATGCCTATCTAACTTCTAATGCCATTATCACTGGGAATGCCGACGTTCAGACGGATCTTAACGTCGTGGGTAATGCCTATTTAACTTCAAATGCCATTGTGTCTGGAAATGTTGATGTCCAAACGAACCTAAACGTTGCGACAGATGCTATCGTCACGGGTAATGTCGATGTACAGACAGATCTCAATGTTGTGGGTAATACCTATTTATCTTCTAATGCCATTGTCACCGGGAACGTCGATGTTCAAACGAACCTGAACGTCGCGACGGATGCCATCGTCACCGGGAACGTCGATGTTCAAACAGACCTCAATGTCGTAGGTAATGCCTATATAACTTCTAATGCCGTTGTTACTGGGAACGTCGATGTTCAAACGAACCTGAACGTCGCGACAGATGCTATCGTCACTGGTAACGTGGACGTTCAGACAGACCTCAATGTTGTGGGTAATGCCTATATAACTTCTAATGCCGTTGTTACTGGGAACGTGGATGTGCAACAGAATTTGAACGTGGCGACGGATGCCATCGTCACTGGTAACGTGGACGTTCAGACAGACCTTAACATCGTCGGTAATGTCTACGCTTCGTCAAATATTGTTGCGACGGGTAATGTCGATGTGCAACAGAATCTGAACGTCGCAACGGATGCCATCGTCACTGGTAACGTCGATGTACAGGCAGACTTAAACGTCGTCGGTAATGTCTACGCTTCGTCAAATATTGTTGCGACGGGTAATGTCGATGTACAACAGAATCTGAACGTGGCGACGGATGCCATCGTCACTGGTAACGTCGATGTACAGACAGACCTAAACGTCGTCGGTAACGCGTATTTGAGTTCGAATGCCATCGTCACTGGGAACGTCGATGTACAGTCAGATTTGAACGTTGCGGGTGATGCTTACGTCACAACCTATTATGGTGATGGTGGGCTTCTTTCAAACGTAAACCTCCAAGTCGTTTCCGATCATGGAAACACGACTTCGAGCACGGTTCAATTTACGAATGCGACCACAGGTCTCGTGACAACCTCAAACATTGAGGTGGGTGACCGCATCTCAATTGGAAACTTGACGACGGATAAAATCCCTATCGTGGGAGCAGGGAAATTCCTCGAAGATTCATCCATCGGTCGCTCCAATGGAACCATCGTCATCTCTTCGGATCTTGAAGTTCTCGGAGACATCATCGTCGATGGTAATTCGTACACGGTCGAGTCCAATAATCTCGTGATCAGTGACCGCATCATAGGTATAGCCAATAACAACGTGTCTCACGAACTCGATGTCGGTATCATCATGCAACACCCCGGTAAGAACATAGCTCTCATCCACCACGGTGAATCTCAAGGTGATCAGGATCCTCATGACCACACGTTCACGATTGGATACACACAAAATACAGTGATAGATAATCACGTCTTTGATGATTCAAACCTGATTACCGTTGAAATTTTGGGGAACCTCGTCACACAAAATAACCTGACTGTCTCTGAAAATGTCACAGTCGTGGGAACGACTTCGCTACAAAACAGTGTCGGTATCGCCAACACCGCACCCATCCACGACCTCGATGTCGGTTCCAACTTTTACGTTGATGACCAGGGTTCCAACGTGGTCCATGTCACTGGTAACGTCTATGCCACTCGTTTCGTGGGTGACGGTGCCTTTTTGGAAAATATTGCCTCGAACCTTCATGAAATTACCACCAATGGAAATGTCACCACAAATACGGTACAGTTCGATGGGTCCACCGCCTTCGTGACCACGGGGAAAGTTGGTATCTCGAACGCGAACCCGACCGCGAATCTCCATGTAACTGGTACTGCACACGTGTCAGATGAACTCGGGGTCCTCCGCCTGATTGATGCTGGACAATACTCAAGAACTCGTATAGGTTCTGGTTCGGGTGGTGGTACCCAAAATACTCAGTTGAATCAAATAGCCATCGGTGAGAATTCGGGACATAATAGTCAGAGAACCGATGCGATCGCTATTGGACAGGAAGCGGGATATACCGGCCAGGGCACAGACACTATTGCTATCGGTCACAATGCGGGACATACCGATCAGAGACCAAATGCAGTAGCTATAGGTTTAGACGCTGGTAAGACTACACAGGGTCAGGCTTCTATAGCTATAGGTGATAGTGCAGGTGAAATAACCCAAGATGATTATTCCGTGGCTATAGGTTACGGTGCGGGTCAAAACAATCAGGGTCGTATGACCGTTGCAATCGGTACTTCGGCTGGAGCAGTCAATCAACCTGACAACTCGATCATGATCAACGCCAGTGGACAGGGACTCAATGGTTCCACACCCAATGCATTTTATGTAGCCCCCATCCGCGAAAACTCTGGGACGTCCCTTCTCACCTATAACCCCACAACCAAGGAAATCACACAAAACAACACCCTATCGAACACGTTGACCGTGACCAATGGCCTCGTCACCAACCTCGGTGGTCTCACGAAGAAAACCTATGGCTATTCGGGTGGTACCATCACAGCCTCTACCACTCCAGAAATCAATGTCGTCTTCGATTCCCAACTCTTCTCGGCCAAAATTACCGCTCATCTCGTGGAACCCACGAGCAACATCAGTGTCCTCAATTTGGACGTCACAGGTGGTACGGGGCGTGATATCGGGAAGGGGTTCCTCAGTATTGTCGGTGACCAGGATTCGAAACATTGGGACTCTACCATCAATACAACCGAAACAACAGTCACTCTCACACCTTCAGTAGGTCTTTTGAGTGACGGAACATATGGTGTACACGTCGAGTACACATCTCCACTCGGT